CCATATAGCGCATGTGACTACGCTGGCGAGGTGAAGATCGTGGCTGACTACGTGGCCAAGCTGGAGGCTCGTACCCCCACCGTCATCCCACTGGTGTGGCAGCAGATGGCCAACCCCATGGGCGACCCCTCAGACCTACACCGCGCGTGGTGTCCGCTGTTTGAGAAGTATTACTGGACAGAGCGCGCGGACAAGATACCGCAAATCGAGGAGCGCCGCGCGGCTCGCATTATGAGAGTTATACAGAAAGGCGGTGAATGATGCCAGTAAACAGGGATATTTTTCAGGCCAAGACCCTGAAGACCAAAATCATATTCGCTTGGGAGGATGTAAAATTCTGGGTGGAAGTCCGCATCCAGAAACTTGTCTACAAAATGAAGAGAGGTTTGAAATGAGTGACGACCATAAATCCTTCAGCCCCATAGCGCAGAAACTGCGCGGCATTGGCCTAATACCCCTACCCCGCTGGTGGGTCACGCCAACAGAGGCTGACATCATTTCGCGCATCGCCAAGCACCACCTGCCCACCGTCATGAGGATCAAGGAAGAGATATGGCGGGAACAGGATTATTACTAAAAAAGGGGGCGCAAGCCCCCTTTTCTTTACTTTGGCCAGTCAGGTGGCCTGTATCCGTTTAGGTATGCCACGATCAGCCTCACCATTCTGGGTGCTGGGCGGCGATACTGCGAGCTTTCCTCGTTGAGTTCCATCTTTCGGATGGTCGAGGCGTCTGTGTCCAACATCACCGAGAAATCTTTGAGCGTCAGCCCAAGTGTTTGCCTGGCGTACTTTACATCATTCGGTGTCATCTTCGTAATCCGCCAACTGGTTGCCAACCTCAATGGCAATTGAGATTGCCCGACGAGCCAATTCCTCTGGGGACAAGTCTGTGTTGGATGCAGCCCCCTGAAGGGCTGCACATACGAGCGTCATAAATTTCTCCATCTTCAATTACTCCTTGGTGATGATGTTTGTGGAAAGCTTGCCCATCATTTCTGTGAGCGGGTTTAGGTATTCGACATCGATGTCGATCTCGCGGCCCTTGTCGATCAAGCGGCCCATGGCGGCGATAAAATCGTTCTTCTTTGCCTCGCTGACCGAGATCAAAGCATCGATGTGGTCATCCATCTGCTTGATGATTGGCTCCCAGTCATCCTCCAAACTTGCTCTTGGGAATATTTGCTTTGCGGAAGCGTAATCACTGCTGGACTGGTAAGACATTGATGCGGACAGGTCATCACTGAGCCAGTTAATCTTGAGGGTAACCGATGGTGAGACGTACCCCTTATCAAGGATCTTATTCTCAAGACGTTTAGCGTTGGACAAAAGTTCTGCGGTGTTCATTTTAATCTCCATTTGGCGAGGCCCTGTGCCTCTGTTGACACCATTACATTGAGGCAACCGCCCCGTCAACGACTATTTTCAATATATCGCTTAATCATTTTTTTCGTAAAATAATGTACAGATTCCTGTACAGTGGCCTGACCAGCGTCAACCATCTTATTCAGGCAAGCCTCAACCTCGGCCTTTTTCGCGGGCCTGCACTTGTTGGCAATCACGCCCAGCGTCTCGCCGTCTTCCCCAGAGATGAGGTTTGCGATCTTGGCCCGCAGGGCTTCACCTGGCGAGTCTTTGGCGCGGTCGTTGGACACCACAAGGCGCGTCTTGTCGATGATGTCGCGTTTGACCAAGGCATAGGCCCAGCGCACATGGTGTTCGGTGCGCAGCCCCTCTGGTATCGACAGGATGAAGGACACCTTGGATACCTGCTCCGCGCCGCGCATAAACAGGGCCTCAAGGCCAGTGGTTGACTTGGCCTGCTCTGCCATCATGTCGAAGATGTAGGTGACCTGATGGAGCATTTTCTTGGCATCTGATGATGTGGGGATCACGATTTTTGGGCCGTAATATTCAATACGGGAACTTGCACCATCCATCATGTCGAAGCTGCCGCCGCCAGCTATCTGCTGGAGTGTGTTCTTCATTTTCTCTGGCATCTCCAAATACTGCCAGTTTGTCTTGGATGGTGGCGCTGTCTCGCGCTCAGTGCATAGGATCGCCCGCGCAATGAAGCCGTTTGTGGCTGTCTCGAAGGTCACCAGTTTGTCAAAGTTGGTGTTGGTGGTGTACCCAGACATCGACACAAAAGGCTTCTCAATCCCCTGATCGATGTTCTCCAACTGATGGGTAAGGCTCTGGATGCGGCGCTCCAAAAATGGCTTTGGGCCACTTTCCTCAAGCGCCTTTTCAAGCTGCATCAATTCTTTGCGCATCATCGACTTCACTTCATCGCCCATATCGCCGCTCAGGCTGTAGAAGCCGTTGGCCTTCGAGTACACTGACATCAGGGTGCCAAAAACGCCCTCAAGGTACTGCGCGCCACCCTTCTCCTGAGCATTCTTAACCTTGCTCAGGAAGAAGCCGATTTCGTCAATCATATAGAAGCTGGGCTGATTTCTGACGAGGTTCCTGACAATCTCTTGCTCTGACTTGATCGAGCCGTGGGTGGCCATAGACATGCCGCAGACCTTGTGGATTTCACCAACCGCCTGCTGGACTGCGTCCTTGCCCGTGCCAGAGGCTGCCACGTTGAACACAAACAGGTTCGAGTTCACGCGCGTCAGGTCATCCGTGTATCTACTGTTGCAGATGTTTCCGAGGGCGAAGATCGCCGCCATGACAGACAGCCTCTCCCGCTTGCGCATAGGCCTGCTTTCGATCCACTCTGCCATCTGCCCCACCAAACCTGGGGGCCGCAGGAGGTCGATACTGCTTGTGTCGATGTCGCTGATGGTAGCGCCCTCTTCGGGCGTATCCTCAAATTCGATAGTTGGCGTGAACGTGACGGGCCTGACCCATCCGCCTTCCTCGGCGTAGTGTACAAGGGTGGCGAGCGTGACGGGGTTTGCGGAGCGGCCAAAAGAATGCCACTTTTTGTCCATCTCACCCGCATCGTACTTTGAACTGCGCTGGCTCCACCTGTCCCACACGTCAAATGCTGACCCGCCAGACGCATGGTGTACAGCCATGCCGATCTTCACCCAGACCTCGTAATCGTCGTAGAGATTGACGAACCCCAGCATGTCAGCCAAGTCTTGGTGGGATACATCGATGTCAACGCCGTTCACATCTGCGCGGTGTTTCTCTGGCACCCGAAGCTCGTTCAGCAGGCTTTCAGGGCAGTCATCAATGTCATCAACTGACCCAAGCACAACCTCGTATTTGTTACCACTGGCATGCATGGAGCCAGCGCCGACAATAAAGGACGCGCCAGACTTGAAGTCGATGCCCTTGTACTTCTTGAGCTTTGATACGAGGGACACACCCTCAGGAACCTTGAAGAGCAAGTGCTTCGACCCGTTTCCAGACCCCGTGTTGATGATCATGCCAGAGCCAGCAATGGCGGGGTGATCCTTGACCAGTTCGGCATACCCCTCAAGGCCACCATTGCGGGCATCCACATCGACACCGAGGAGGTTTTTCGACCCCAAGACCAAGCCCCAGCCAGTTTTGAAGTGGCCCATAAGCTCCATCGTCTCGAACTGCTCCTCCGACCAGCACGGCGTGTGCTGCCAGTTGCTCACCCGTGGGTGCTTGAACAGGCTCTTGTCGGGGCAGTTTGGGTTCCCACATTCGCAGTTGCCATCGGGGCCACGGCCATACAGGCCGAATACACTGTACCCCGCCTCCCAGAAATTACGATATTCCATAATTGATCCAAATAGGTGCGTGTTCAGCCAAATAGGTGCGCGGAGAGCTTTTCGAGCGTGGCGCGGCTTGGGTTGGTCTTGCCGTTCACGATCTTCCAAATGGTATTGTAATGAAGACCAGTTTGCTCAGCCACGAAGGTTAAGTACCTGCCAGCCAATGCTTTTTTTACTCGATCAAGCAATTGTTCATCGCTTTCCATATTTTTTTCCTTCTTAGGTGCGTTGAGAGTGTGTTGACATATTCACACTTGGGTCATATGGTCAAGCCCGTAGAGAAGAAGAAAAGGAGTAAAGATGAGTATTCTCGCTACTGCGGGTAAACCGCAAAACCGCCCAGTGGCCATCACCATCCTTGGTGATGCGGGCCTTGGCAAGACAAGTCTTGCAGCCACGTTCCCCAAGCCAATCTTCATCCGATCAGAGGACGGGCTTCGGTCTGTTCCTGAAAATATGATGCCAGATGCGTTCCCGCTGATCAGGTCTGTTGATGATCTGTGGCAGCAGTTGACCGCGCTGATCCGCGAGGAACACGAGTACCAGACCTTGGTAATCGATACCGTCACCACCTTGGATGCGGTGTTCACAGATCACGTTATCGACTCAGACCCCAAGAAGCCCAAGAGCCTCAATCAGGCTCACGGCGGATATGGGGCAGGCCGAGACATGATTGCGAGCCTGCATCGCCGTGTCCGCAACGCTGCGGGTATGCTGATGGATCGCGGCATGAACGTGGTGTTTGTAGCTCACGCCGAAACGGTTCGCATCGAGCCGCCAGACGCGAGCGCGTACACCAAATATGCCATGCGAATGAACGAGAAGTCTACGCTGCCGTACATCGACAATGTGGATGCCATCGGGTTCATTCGGCTTGAAACCTACGTCACGGGCGATGGTGACGTGAAGAAGGCAGTCTCTGACGGCACCCGCCAGATGGTATGCCACGCGATGGCGGCAAACGTCTCGAAGAACCGATTTGGTATCACCGAGCCGATTGCACTGGAACTGGGGGTAAACCCCTTTGCCCAGTACCTGCCGAAGAACATTAAACCTAAGAAGGATGACGTAAAATGAGCGATTTTTGGAAACTGTCAGACGGCGCAGACGTTGAGGCAACTGACAGCTTTGACGCTGGTGGCGGCAAGATCGAGGTGATCCCAGAGGGGACGCAAGTCCTTGCGGCCATCGATGAAGCCAAGTGGGATCGCACCAACGATGGCGACAAGTACATCAACATCCGCTGGACTGTGCTGCAGCCAGAGGAACTGGCAAACCGCAAGGTGTTCCAAAAGCTTTGGGTTGACGACTTTGATCCATCCGTTTTGAAGAAGGGCGAGGACAAGGCCAAGGCGAAGCGCGACAAAGCCAAGCGCATGCTTATGGCAATCGACTCAAATGCGGGCGGAAAGCTGGCCGCCAAAGGTGCTATGCCGACTGACATCGACCTCACGTCATCGCTGACGATGAAGCCGATGGTCATCAAGGCCATGGTCTGGTCGCAAACAGACCGCAACACTGGAAAGCTGATCGAAGGCAACTGGGTGGGTGCGGTTGCGCCTAAAGCCGCCCAACGCACCAGTTCGGAAGAGCTTGCCAAGCTTCAGGCCTTGCAAGCAAAGGCGGCAGAGGGCCGTGGGTCTAACAACAAATTGGATGACGAAATCCCATTTTAACTGAACTGACGGGGGTGCCTTCGGGCATCCCCACCACATCATTATGGATTTATTAGACATGGAACAAAGATCAGCAGAGTGGTTTGCTGCCCGCAAGGGTCGCGTCACAGGCTCAATGGTGGGTGCCATCCTTGGCATCGACCCCAACTGCACCCGCGAGGAAGCCATGCGCCGCATGGTGCGCTCCTATCAGGGGCTGCCCAGCGAGTTTAAGGGCAACATCGCCACCCAGTGGGGTGTGACCCACGAGGACGAGGCGCGTGAGGCGTTTGAGTATGAAACAGGACTTTACATTGAGCCTGCCACTTTTGTGGTTCACCCAGACATCCCGTGGCTTGGCGCAAGCCCTGATGGATGCCCATCAGATGGTAGTCTTTTTGAGGTGAAATGCCCTTTCGGCCTGCGAAACCATGAAGCTCCCGTACCATTCAAGACCGTAGAAGAGCAACCACACTATTACGCGCAGATGCAAATTCAGATGTTTGTCACTGGGCGGAGGTGGTGCTTCTTTTACCAGTGGACACCAAAAGATTCTTGCACTGATGGAGTTGCCTTCAACAAGTCTTGGATTGATGAGAACCTCCCCAAGCTTGAGGCGTTCTATCAGGAATTCCTTGCGATCTGCGATGACGAGATTGGCGACAAGCTGAATGTCATCGACACCCCACGGGTGCTGCAGATGGTGGCCGAGTACAGCGACCTTCAGGATGCCATTGCGCAGGCCGAAGAGCGCAAAGCTGAACTGCTTGAAAACATCGTGGAGATGTGTGGCGGGCAGAACGCCATCTTTGGCGGAAAGAAATTGACCAAGGTTGAAAAGACTGGGTCAATCTCATACGCAAAGGCAATCAAAGAACTGGCACCCAATGCCAATCTTGAGCCGTGGCGCGGGAAGCCGTCATCGTACTGGACACTGAAGTGATGCTGCGCCCATACCAACAGCAATCCCACGATGCCATCATGGGGTGGGTCAAGAAGAGCCGCGCCCCGTGCTGCATTGAGGCCGCCACAGGGGCGGGGAAGAGCCACCTCATTGCCGCTGTGGCCGCATCGATCAACCAAATGTCTGGGGGCAAGCATATCCTGTGCTTGGCCCCGTCAGCCGAACTGGTGGATCAGAACTCCGAAAAGTACAAGCTGACGGGTTCAAAGGCATCCATATTCAGCGCGTCCGCAGGCCAGAAAAGCCTGCGGTATCCCGTTGTTTTCGGCACACCGATGACCGTGGCAAACTCCATATCGCGGTTTGGAAACCAGTTCGCCGCCGTGATCGTTGACGAATGTCACGGTTTGACCCCCACGGTGAAGTCGATCATTGAGGCCATGCGCAGCGCCAACGAGAACCTGCGCGTCATTGGCCTGTCTGCCACCCCGTACCGCATGAATACGGGCTATGTGTTCAACAAGTGGGAGGATGGCACCCCTGTGGCCGAATCCCAGACCAAGGCACCGTATTTTGCCGCCTGCGTCCACCGAATCACGGCATCAGAGCTGATCGGCATGGGGTACCTGACACCGCCAGTCATATCTGAGATCGGCAGCGATACGTACGATACATTGGGGATGGAGGTCAACAGCACGGGAAAATTCAACGTTTCCGATGTTGATACGGCATACCATGGGCATGGTAGGAAGACATCCATGATCGTGGCTGACATTGTGGCCCGTTCCGCTGGGCGCAGGGGCGTGATGATCTTCGCGGCCACAGTCCAACACGCCAACGAGATCATGGCAAGCCTGCCGCCGCACCTGTCGGCCATTGTGACAGCCAAGACCAAGAAGGTCGATCGGGACAGGATCATCGGCCAGTTCAAGGCCCAGAAGATCAAGTACCTGGTCAACGTGTCAGTGCTTACCACTGGGTTTGACGCTCCCCACGTCGATGTTGTCGCGCTCATGCGGGCCACGGAAAGCGCGGGTCTTTTGCAGCAGATCATAGGGCGTGGCCTGCGCATTTCCGAGGGAAAGTCTGACTGCCTGATCATGGATTACGCCCAAAACCTTGAGCGCCACTGCCCAGATGGTGACATCTTCAACCCCAAGATCAAGGTGAAGATTTCGGATAGTGAAATGTCAGAGTTGAGTGCGATCTGCCCCCTATGCGATGCTGAGAACACGTTTGCTGCTCGCCCCAACAACGATGGGTACGAGATTGACGAGTTCGGCCACTTCCTAGACCTAGACGGCATTCCAATTCAGACCGAGTGGGGGCCGATGCCAGCCCATTACGGTCGCCGCTGCCGCTCAACGGTCAACGTGGCGGGGGACGAGGTGCAGTGCAGCCACCGCTGGGCCTTCAAGAAGTGCGAGGCCTGTGACGCTGAAAACGACATCGCGGCGCGGTACTGCATTGAGTGTAAGGCCGAGATTGTCGATCCAAACGACAAGCTGGTTGTGAAGTTTAAGGAGATGAAAAAAGACCCAACGCGCCGCCAGACCGATCTA